CCAATAATGTAGTAATACACGGAATAGTAGCCAGACAAACCAACAGGAAAAGTCATAGTATTGGCACTATACGTCAACGCCACCGTGGAGGCAGCAGAATTGGTGAAGCCCTGGAAGGGGCTAGTGGCAATGGGTGTGACAGAGGATGCGAAAGTACCATTGACCGCAGCCGCCGTGGCGGCTGCGACTTGAGGTTTACGCAATTCAATGTCATAAGAGACCCAAAGCTCACCAACGACGTTGTTTTGACCAGACTGTCCACCAACCGTAGCTACGGTGACGGTACAGAGGTCAAACATTTTGATATCTCCCAGAACCGCTCCCGATCGGACATACTGACGAGGCAGTACATTCTCCATCGGGGAGCACTCAACAGGCAGGACTACGGAACCAGAAGGCACCGTGTCACAGGACCACATTTCATTGAGCAGCTGCGTCTTACTAGTAAAAGCGGGCGCATCAGCACGATATTGAGCCGCAAGCATCACACTCCCCATAGCGGTGTTAACACCGGTTGTGAGGGCGGACGCGCTGGTTGATTTAAATTCAAAAACAAGGCCTTTAAAATTATACTCCTGGAAATTGTTGGCGACCGCCGACAAATACGGAAAGGTGGCAAACAATCCAGGGTTCACACTGAAGGTCGTGGCAGCAAAAGCTGCCCCTGCCATGGTGACATCCGCAATATACTCACGGTGTTTCATGGTCACAGTCTCAGTGGCACTATGCATGATTGGCACCTGCTGGCTAGAATTCCAAAGACTATTGGAAGACAACTGGTAGGCCCCAGATCCAAAGATCTTGGGAAATCCAAACATGGATCCAACCATGTTGCCGCCTCGAAGGAGGCCACGACCCAGGTCAGTGACCTGGCTCTTGGGATTATTCATCCTAGCTAACATGGAAGTGATCTGCTTAAGCTCAGCAGACTGAGCATTCGTTTTCTTCGCCTTCTTGGGCGGGTTCTTTCTCTTTGGTGGCATGTATTGGATCCCAGTGCCTTCTGAGACTGTTCATTGCTGCAAACCATTGAAGGCGTTTCCGTGCAGTCGTTTGGCATTCCGGGGACCTCTATCACGATGGATGCGGGTAGCCCCCTTAGCACGTAAATATTTAAAGCTTGCGCTACGTTTTGGAAAATTTAATTGCAACAACCCAATGGACAATGGTTATCCAGCCCACCTGTTTAACGTCTTGGTGCAGACGTGAGCGCCTTATAAAGGCAGATTGGCAGCATCCGGCACATTACAATCATCACTGTCGATGATGATAGTGCTGGAATACTTGTTTTCAATGCACAGTTGCTCCCGAGGCGTTATGCCAAACGCCAGGTAGAAACTAGCACGAGTTCTAGGCAGAACTGGAGCGATCTTGCGTTCCATACCCTTACCCATCTGCCTAACACCCCAACCCCAACCACTAACGATTGAGGACTTGGTCTTGTCGGCTGAACTAGTGATGTACATAGAATAAAACGCTTGCCAGACAGGGAGGCCACCAGTCAAACTGATGCCACCTTGCCCAACAGCATTAAGCCATCCATAAAACTCCTTACTTGTGTTGAGGGGGAGAGTCGCAAGGGAGTCCTTTGGTATCGCCACCCTAGGGTCGCGAACCATAATATAATCAAACCCACCGGGACCAACCCAAACTGGATTGGTTTGACAGAAATTGATTTGCTCAACCTCGTAGACGGGTGTTTCCATGACAAGTGTGAAACCCATGGCTAAATACCACGGGGTTACGCTGTCCATAAATTTCACCAAGTCCCGTTTCTCCATAAAAAACACACAATCATCACCATTATTGGCAAGCTCAATACGCACGCCAACGGATTTCGCATAAGCGAAACCCATGGCGCACATATTAATGCAATTGCCAAGTGAAGTTGTCATGTCTCCACTCATCCTAACGCCTTCCGTCCTGTATTCAACTGAACCGTCAACAACATCACCAAAACACCTATTTTTCAGCTGAAGCTTAAGCAAACGCTTTAGCCGCCGATTATCATCAGGGTTACGAAAGCACAGGTCATAAATGCCATGCTCCCATTCTAATGCTGTCGTTGAGACATGTTGGTCGTAGCGCGATGCATCCGCACCAACGGCCACCGGGTCCTTGAAAGAGTGCCATTTCCGAAGAATAGCACTGGCCGAATCACGAGCGTTAAGACCCTTCATCACCGTATCTTTTCCCATAACCTTTCCAATAGCTTTGAAAATTCTCACCTCGCTGGGCTGTATAAAACAGCCCAACTCAATATTATACCTTGGACTACGTGGTGATATCACCCTAGGC